AAATCTAGGTTTAGGCATAATTAAATCTCTCTATTGTTGACAGTTGTTGACGGGTTCAGAATACCACCAATCACGGGATAATGTCAAACAATTCGGGTCGGTCGGGTCGGGTTAAAATTTGCCCAGCTGGGCCGGTCGGGTCGGGGTCGGGTCGGGGTCGGGATATGACGAATTGCCGCCGGCGGCGGCGCCGGCGGTGTATGCGTATTAGTACGTATACAACTAATAACTAAACCTCGAGCTTGGTGTCTTGAACCGTAAACCTGGTAAATCGTGCCAAAAATTAATTTTAACTAAATGCATTTAATCGTTTGACGCTATACCATGGATCATGGTACAACATGCATGTTGTTAACAACTAGGAAGAAATCAAATGAATACATCTAGATTAATAAATGATTTTGTTAAAGCTTCTAATAATAAAGCAAGCATTGAAAACAAAATTAAGGAACAAACCGAAGAATTACAGCAAGACTTGAAAGAGCAAGAAAAGCAAATTAAAGCCATGAAAAAAGAAATCATGTCTTTAATGGCAAAGTCTAATTCTAAAAGAATGGCTAGTGCTACTAATTTTCTTGTTCATAAACTTGTCCCTGTTAAATCCCACACTAAAAACTACATCCTTGTTAACAGAGAGAAATAAACCAAACACGGGAGCGGCTGCCGCCGCTCCCATATTTCTGAGAAGGGAAAGCAGAATGAATATCTATGAAGATATGGTGAATAAGAAAATGTATTTTGATTACATGGATAAACTCGATAATGCGAAGACCGCTGAAGATCGTGATAAATACGCTGGTAAAGCTTTGGAATATGCCGCTCTTATTGTGGAAGACCAAACCGAGCCCCTGGTGGAAAGTAAAAGTCAAGAGCCTGATTTTCCACATTCCTATGTAGGAATAAAGCAAGAGGTAAAAGATCTTGTACAACATCGCATAACAATGGCTTTGTTGTTGTGTAATAGGAACAAGTCCGCCGCCGCTGATCTGTTAGGACTCCCTAGTTACCAGACGCTTACGAATTGGATTAAAAGATATGGGGTTAAACATGACAATAATTAATTCTAATAAATGGTTAAAAGAATGTGACAAGATTGTCTTGAATAAACTAGGCATCGGGTTGCACGATCTACCCGATGCCACATGGCTCGATTACTTCGAAGATGGCTTGTCCCCTAGTGAGGCTGTTGATTGCGCTTATGAAGATCAGTGGTACGATGAAATACCTAGCGAGTCATGGAATAGCTAATCGGGCAGCTAGGTACTTAGGCCGGAGGTCAATTGACCTCCGGCTTTTTTGTTGCCCGTGGCACGTCGGGCGCGCGCCGGCCTACTGTCAGGCGAAGCATGATAGTAGTGTTTTACGCAAATAATTGCTGGTAATTATCATTCCCAGACCCCCCACCTTGTTTTTGAAACAAAGTGGCCCACAATTTTTTGCATATATAATTTCATTTGAGATCTTCTGGAACAAGGTAGATGGTTCCAAACAGCCGTATTTCGTAGTCTATTTCGCAATCGACACATTGGGCCATGTTATCTGGATAGAGAAAAAATCTCATGCCTTCGCAGGACGGGCATACAAGAGGCTTGGGTCCCTCGTCATCTCCGTGTATATTTACAATATCAGCCATGGACAATGGTCCTTTAACAGTTGACTTTATAGTATCTTATATGGATTCACATGGGATTTAAAGATGTTAAATGCGCCTGATGATATTGTACGTGAGGTACTGGCCTTGGAGGAGGCGAAGCGTACCTTGGACATTCGCCAACGGGCCAAGGACGATTTTATGGTTTTCGTCAAGCATGTATATGACGGATTTATTGAGGGGTCCCATCACAAGCAGGTAGCGAAGCAGTTTGAGAAGTTGTCCAAGAACCCCGGTTCACGGATCATTGTCAACATGCCGCCGCGTCATACGAAGAGTGAGTTTGCGTCTTATTTGTTACCGGCGTGGTTGATAGGCAAGAATCCTGAGTTAAAGATCATTCAGACGACGCATACGGCTGAGTTGGCTGTGCGGTTTGGACGTAAGGTAAGGAACCTTATGGAGTTGGAGATTTACAAGCAGGTTTTTCCTGAAGTGGAGCTTCGAGCGGATTCCAAGGCTGCTGGCCGCTGGGAGACGGGCCAGGGGGGTGAATATTTTGCGGCGGGTGTGGGTGGTGCGATAACTGGTCGTGGTGCGGATTTGTTGATTATTGACGATCCGCATTCGGAACAGGATGCGTTATCGGAGACGGCGATGGAGAATGCGTATGAGTGGTATACGTCTGGTCCTCGCCAGCGGTTACAGCCTGGTGGTTCGATTGTTGTGGTGATGACGCGGTGGTCGCTGAAGGATTTGACGGGCAAGTTGATCAAGGCACAGGCTTCGGACGTGATGTCTGACCAGTGGGATGTCATTGAGTTTCCGGCGATACTGCCAAGTGACAACATCCTTTGGCCGGAGTTCTGGAAGAAGGATGAATTGTTAAGGGTCAAGGCTTCACTGTCCTTGGGCAAGTGGAATGCACAGTGGCAGCAGAACCCTACGGCGGAAGAGGGGGCGATTATCAAGAAGGAGTGGTGGAATACGTGGGAGAAGGAGACGATACCGCCTGTGAGTTATATTATGCAGAGCTATGATACGGCGTTTAGTAAGAAGGAGACGGCGGATTACAGTGCGATTACGACGTGGGGTGTGTTTCAGCCAGAGGAGGGTGGCGCGGATAACATTGTGTTGATGGATGCGAAGCGTGGCCGCTGGGACTTTCCAGAGTTGAAAGAAAAGGCGATGGAGGAGTTTAACTATTGGGACCCTGACATGGTGTTGATTGAGGCCAAGGCTACGGGTACACCGCTCACGGACGAGTTACGGCGAATGGGGATTCCGGTGGTGAATTACACGCCGTCGAGGGGAAATGACAAGCATACGCGGATGCATCTGGTGGCGCCGATGTTTGAATCTGGAAAGGTTTGGGCTCCTGAGAGGCGTTTTGCGGAGGATGTGATAGATGAGTGTGCGGCTTTTCCGAATGGAGAGCATGACGACTACTGTGATAGCATGTCTATGGCACTTATCAGATACCGTAAAGGGGGCTTTGTTCAGCTTGACAGCGACGAGGAAGACGGCGAGTCTAGCGTCTCCTTGCATTCTTCGAGGCAGTATTATTAACAACAAAAGGTTTTGTTATGGTTATGATTGAGTGGATAATGGATCGTATGAAAGAACCTTCAAGCTATGCCGCTGCTGGCGGTATTGTAATGGGTTTGGGTATTATCTTTTCACAGCCTCTTCTCATATGGGCAGGTATCGTAGGCGGTGGTATAGGTTTTATTCTAAAAGAAAAGAACCTCATTTAGGCACGGTATCATGGCAACAGATCCACTTCAAAGCGGTGCTTTTGGTTTTGCCAATGGTGGGCCTGTTGCCGACCCGTTTGATTTCTCAGGAATAGCACCGACCCCGCCGACGACAGCGGAAAATCTTCAGGACCCGTATGATTTTTCAGGGATACCTGCAACGCCGTATCAGCAACCTACACGGCGACAAGCGGTGCAGGAAGCACAAGCGGCACTATCTGTACTACCTACCCCGGACGCTGCTTATGAGCAGCCTGTCATAGCTCCGTATGTGGCGCCTGTAGTAGAGGGGGCCAGAACACCCGATAACCCCACTAACCCTGACCCAACTGATCCTGATGATCCGACTACTCCTGACCCGACTGACCCCGATACTTGGACTTATGGTGGACATCGAGGCTTGAGATACCAAGACGGCGTTTTGGAGATTGATCCTGAGTATGCTGCGACAGGATATCAGGGAGGGGATACTTGGGGCTGGTCGCAAGAGGACGATCAATCAAGTCCTAGCGGCTATCGTGATGTGTTTGATCCCCAAGAATATTTGGGCATGTACTACGAGCGTTTAAGAAGCGGTCGAGTTGATCCTATTGGCGGCGGTTACGATATTGCACGGGAAGTAAACACAGATAATGATGGCAACGATATTGTTACATATCGTATAACAGGTCCGGCGGCAGCTTCTAACGCGGCGACTTCTAACAACGCGGCAGCTTCTAACGCGGCAGCTTCTAACGCAGCGACAGCTTCTAACAACGCGGCGGCAGCTTCTAACAACGCGGCGACTTCTAACGCGGCGGCAGCTTCTAACAACGCGGCGACTACAGGCGCGGAATGGATGAACCGTCTTCCCCAAGGTTTGAGATACTCCGGTGGGCGACTTGAAATTGATCCCGCTTACTCTACAGGAGATCCTTCAGGTAGAAGATACGGTTGGAGCTACGACGAAAGTTCCGAAAGAGACGTATTTAACCCACAAGATTATTTAGCTTCAGTTTATGATCGTATGTATGGACGACGTAGGGGTGATATTCCGGCTCTTGGCGGGGGCTACGGAATTTCAAGAGAAACAATCAGCAGCGACGACGCCTCTGATTATAATAAATATTCTATTACAGGCCCCAACATGGCTGGCGGCGGAATGATCCGTGGACCAAGCTACTTGAGCGGTGGAATAGGAAGTTTAGGTTCTACATATTTAAGGTAGTGCTATGCGAAAGCTACTTTACAAGTACTCTGTTATTGCAGCGGTTCTTCTGCCTACGTTTGCCTTGGCAACGGATACTGTAACGACAACCAATACTACGAACACGGTGAGTTCATCATCAAACACGGTGAGCAGTTCCTCGAATACTGTGTCGAACACCACAGCGTCGAATACTGTCAGCAGTAATACAACTGGAAGTACCGTTATTGATAAGGCGCCTTCGACAGCTTCGTCTCCTTCGGTTGTTGTTAACAACAGTGATGTCTGTGTTTCCGGGGTTAGTGGTGCAGTACAGACTTCCGTTTTTGGTGTTAGTGGCGGAACAACTGTACGGGACAAAAACTGCGAAAGGTTAAAACTGGCTCGATCTTTATACGGGATGGGTCTTAAAGTTGCCGGAGTGTCTCTTCTTTGTCAGGACGTGAGGGTTTTTGATGCCATGATGGAGGCTGGGACACCTTGTCCATACGAAGGCAAGATAGGAACACAAGCAAGAGGAGCTTGGTTGAAGAATCCGATGAAGTCTCCTGAAGGGAGTAGGATACAGTTAGCTGCTATAAAAGAAGCAGAAATAAAAGAACAAAAAAGACTAGAAGCGGAGGAAAACAAGCCTAACGAGGAAGGCAATGAATGATGCGGTTCTTCCTTGCACTTTTAGGTCTTATTTACATTACATTATTTGGGGTAGCCGTGTACGTTGGTTCTTTGACAATTTCGGCTACACTTAAATCAGAAGATCTTACTACATCAAACTTAACACCGAATATGAGTGGTATGACTGCCTCCGGCGGAACTTCTGTGGGAACGGGTCATGGATGTAGTCAAGGCCAATACTGCACGAGTGGAACTAATGAAGGTGGTGGAACCTATACGTCAAATTTTGATGTGCCTTTGACTGAAGCAGAATTAAACCAAGGCTTCACTCTCAATAGTGGCATAACAATCAACAGCCACTCGTCAAACAGCAGGTTGCCCACCTGTGCTAACGGTTTGCTTCAATCTGGCGATTGCCGGGATGTGTTTAAACTTACGATCAAGCTAAAAGACAGTGGTACGGTTGTTGAAACATTTGTGCATCAAGAAGAGTTAACCTGGAGTGGACTCAAAGATTTTAATTATACGGATACTGTTGGAACAAACGACTACGGTTTGTTGACAGGTGTTTTAGAACTCTACGGAATTGATGCAGGGTATCCGGTTGGATATTATGGGCCGCAGTTTTCTGATCCAAGTCTCACGATAGATTATCAGACAGCACTGGTTGTTGAGGATACAACAACGGTAATAAATGATGTTATACAAACAGAAACCGAAACGACGATAATGGATGTTGCTACAGGAGGGACAGATATCACCTCCCCTTCGACAACAGCAACAGTGACTATTCCGGTACTTCAGACATATACGAACACTGTTTCAACACCTGTGAATACCCCCGTAGACAACTCGTCTAGTCCTGTATTTACACCTCCCGTAGATACGGCTTCGGCATCTACAGAAACAACAATAGAAGCACCTGTTGTTGAGCCAGCGGCACCCGCTACACCTACGATTGCTCCTGTCGCTCAACAATCTGAAACTCAACAGGCAGAAACTCAACAGGCAGAAACTCAAATAGAAAACACTATTGAGTCTACTCCTGAACCTACTTCTCAATCCGTTTCTGAACCTAACACCCCTAAACCAGAACCTGTTTCTAAAGCAGTTGCAAAAGGACGACCACAAAAAACAAAAGGGAAGACAAAAACATCACGTAAAGCAGTTGCAACAACGACTACAACGACAGCCGTTCCCGTTGCTGTTCCTGTAACAGCAGCAGTCGCTGCTCAAACAGTTGTTAACAACATTGCTCCTAGTCAAAAGTATGGAAACAACGCCCAAACAATTACATTAGTCGCTATGGGGATGATTGCTAACAATCGAGGGTTGTTTAAAGGAGAAACAATTCCTGACGCACCTAAGTTTTTTAATAATTCATCTGTTCCTGATGGACCTAGTATGGTTGATCACATGACAAACTATCAGGTATTTGGTCAGTCCAACGGGTTGCACAATCAACTTGTTGAGAGTCAATGGAGTAAATAATGGCTGAAGTAGAGGTTGGTGGTATAAAGTTTAAAGGCGGTAAGCTAGTTGTAATTTTTACTCTTATATCTACACTTGGCGGTGGTCTTTGGGCTGGGTTTGAATTTTATAAAGACTACATGGATATGCGTGAAAAGATAGAGACTTATTCGGCTCCTGATTTAAGTGGGTTTGACAAGAAGCTGGCCGTGATGAACAAGACGATGAGTGCTTTAACAAAACAAATGGACTCTGTGCGTAACCGGGTAGGTGAAGTGCAACAGATTGTACGAGACACTCGACAAGATGTGCGTAGTGATGCAACAAAATTGTACGCCGGCATTTCTGCCGTGGACCGTCGATCAAGAACTCTTGATGCTGAGACTCGATCAGCGTTAAGACAAGCAGAAAAGAACATACGGGATATTACGGATTCCGCTTCTAGTCGTTTTGATGCTAAGATAAATGGGATAGACTCAAAGCTGAATACTTTTGAGAAGCGTCAAGACAAGAAACTTCGTGACGCTTTAAATAATCCGTTGCTTAAAAGATAGGTGCGTAGATGGCTCAAAAAAAATTACAAAAAGACAGTGGCTTTGAAGATTTAGACCTTGACGGCGATGGAATTGTTTCTGATCAAGAGATTAAGGCATTAGAAGCAATCGAGATGCGAGAAAAAATGGATGCTCAACGTCATATGGCGTGGACAGCCATGGTCAGCATGATTGTTTTTACCCTTGCTGTATTTCTTCCTATTTTTCCAGACGCTCGAATAAAAGCTTTGTCGGATCTTTTTGGGTTATTCTATATCGGACAGGCTGGCGTTGTCGGAGCGTTCATGGGGATGACTGCATACATGAGTGCTAAAAAATAAATGATGATAAAGATATACATATTTATTTTTGTTATCGGCTTGGTTGGAAGTGTCGGTTATGGTGGGTACTATTATTACAAGGACACGCAAGACCGGATTAAAATACTAACAGAGAACACTGTTAAGCTAGAGCAAGCCAAAGCGGAGCAGGACAGTACTATTAAGACGTTGGTGGAAGATGCAGATAAGTACAAAAAGCTTAATAAAGATTTAGGGAATAAATTGCAGAATGCGGAAACCTATAAAAATAAGCTTATTGGGAAGTTGAGAAAGCACAATCTTAGTCGATTAAGTCAGCAGAAACCAAAATTGGTAGAACAGAAGATAAACCGTGGAACAAAAAAGTTATTTGACAGTTTTAAGCGCATTACTACTGTCCCTGCTACTGAGTAGTTGTAGCTGGGATAAGTTAAAGCGTATAGAGGTTAAGCGAGTTGAGGTTGATCGCGTTATTCCAACGCAAAATCGGCCTCGTGAACTTGATTTAAACGATATCACTTGGTTTGTTGTAACGGATCAGAACTTTAACGACTTTAAAAAACGCTACACTAAACAAAACGGAACTTTTTTGTTTTATGCCATGAGCGTTAGAGACTATGAAACTTTAGCTTTAAACATGGCTGAAATTAAGCGATATATAGAACAACAAAAACAAATTATAATTTATTATGAAAAAGCAGTGGCCCCTAGACCAAAACCTGAGAAAATAAGGAACTAATTATGGCCAGAGAACCTACCTCACTTATTTCTGACGCAATGCCAGCTTCTGGTATGCCTCTTGCAGAGGGTCAAGACGTTTTAATTGACGATGACGAACAACTAGACCTTGGTGTTGTAGGAGATTTGGTTGAAGAGGAAGATGGGTCAGTCCTTATTGGCGAGATTGAAAACCTTGTTAGTGAGGAAATGCAATCAGATCCTGACGCAAACCTCGCGGAAGTTATTGATGAGCGTTTCCTTATGGATATCTCTTCTGAGTTGTTGGGATATTACGAAGATGATAAAAGCAGCCGGCAAGAATGGGAAGACGCTTACACTGATGGTTTAAGTCTTTTAGGTATTAGGTACGAAGAAAGAGAAGAGCCTTTTAGAGGTTCAAGCGGTGTAACGCATCCAGTTATTGCAGAGGCGGTAACACAATTTCAGGCACAGGCATACAAGGAACTGCTTCCCAGTTCAGGGCCTGTAAGAACACAAGTTGTAGGGGCGGCAACGCCAGAGGTTCAGTCTCAAGCGCAACGTGTTCAGGAATTTATGAACTACCAGATTGTTCACAGGATGGAAGAGTATGATCCTGAGATGGATCGTTTGCTTTTTTATCTTCCACTTGCTGGTAGCGCATTTAAGAAAGTTTACTTTGATGACATGCTGGACCGGGCTGTTTCTAGGTTTGTTCCAGCAGACGATCTACTTGTTCCATATAACGCAACAGATTTACAAAGTGCCTCGAGAATTACGCATGTAATTCGTATGAACTCAAACGATGTACGCAAGTACCAAGCCGGTGGCTTTTACAGAGATGTTGATCTTTTGCCTTACGAGCAAGAGGACGAAGTTCGTGAAAAAGAACGCCGTCTTATGGGTGTTGAAAAGACAAGTTCTGACGAACAGGATTGTACAATACTGGAAGTTCATACGGATCTTGATCTACAAGGCTTTGAACACGTTAACCCAATTGACGGGGAACCGACAGGCATTAAGCTTCCATACATAATTACAATAGACGAGGGAAGTTCTAAGGTTTTGTCAGTTCGTCGCAACTGGACAGAGGGCGATGATCTTTATCGCAGGATAGAATACTTTACTCATTTTAAGTTTTTGCCAGGTCTTGGTTTTTATGGTTTTGGCCTTCTTCACATGATTGGTGGCTTGGGTCGTTCAGCAACGTCTATCTTACGACAGTTGATAGATGCCGGTACTCTTTCTAATTTACCAGCTGGGTTTAAAGCTCGTGGAATTAGGATTCGTGACTCTGATGAGCCTTTGTCTCCGGGAGAATTTAGGGATATTGATGTTCCCGGTGGGGCTCTTAGAGAAAGTATCATGCCGCTTCCCTACAAGGAACCAAGTCAGACGCTGATGTCTCTTCTTGGTTTTGTAGTGGATGCTGGTCGTCGTTTTGCCGCAATTGCAGATATGCAAGTTGGTGATGGTAACCAACAAGCGGCAGTAGGAACGACAGTTGCTCTTTTAGAGCGCGGCTCCAAGGTGATGTCAGCCATACACAAACGACTACATTATGCACAAAAACAAGAGTTTAGGATGCTAGCTCGTGTGTTCGCTGAATCACTTCCTCCGATGTATCCATATAATGTTTATGGTGCAGAAGCAGCTGTTAAGCAGATGGACTTTGATGAGCGTGTTGATGTCATTCCTGTTTCTGATCCCAACATCTTTTCTATGTCTCAAAGGTTGGCTTTAGCTCAAACACAGCTTCAGCTTGCACAAAGCAACCCTCAAATGCACAATTTATATGAGGCTTTTCGCAGAATTTACGAAGCGATAGGTGTGCATAACATTGAGGCCTTGTTACCTGCTCCCCAGCCGCCTCAACCAGTAGATCCAGCCACAGAAAACGCCGCATCTGTAAATATGCAGCCTTTAAAGGCTTTTCCGGGGCAAGATCACGATGCACATATGACGGCACACATAATTTTTATGAAAACACCCATTCCGGGGTCTACTCCACCCATTTTTGCGGCTTTACAGGGCCATTTATGCGAACATATAGCCTTAAAAGCCCGTGAAGAGGTCGAAAAAGAGATGATGGCGGTGCAACAACAGGTTATGGAGGTCCAAAACGCTGTTCAAATGGGTCAAATAGCCCCTCAAGAGGTCCCTCCGATGCCTGAAATGCCTGATCCAGAGTCTATGGTCGCTGAAAAGATTGCTCAATACACTGAAGAAGTGATGGCTGCGCTTATGCCACCGCCTGAAGGCGAACAAGACCCGCTTGTTGAGCTTCGGTCTAAGGAATTGGACATAAAAGCGGAAGATTTACAGCGAAAATCGCAAGAATTTTCTGAAAGATTGCTTTTTGACATGGCAAAAGAGGAATCTAAGGAAGAAATGGCCGCAGAGAAAATTGATTCCCAAGAAGACATTGCCTTGTTACGTGCAGAGGTCAATCGTGAGCGTATTCAACAAGGAACGGCTGGTAGAGGAGAATAGTTATGGGAAGTACGTTAGAAGCGCAAAAGAAAAAAGCCCCTAAACCTAAAAAACGGATAGTGGTTACTCCTGACAAGCCGTATTACTCCAGTAAGTCTTTGGAAAAAGGCTTTAAGGAAAGATTGCCTTCGGCGGGTATGGCTCATTATTACAGAAAACACGGCTCAACCGCACGAGGAGCACTTATGGGAGCAATGGGTGAATTGACAGATGTTCTTTCTTTTAGAGACGAAGAAGGAAAAAGAGGGTCTAGGCTGGCTAAAAAAGCGGCCCCACTAATGATGGATCGTTTTGATGAAGTTGGTGGAATGCAAGCACCTTCATATGAAGAAGCTTTAAAGCGTAATGACGGCGGCATGGCCAGAAAAACCAGAGTGTTTTAATGGCAATATCTCGCGCACAAACTCGTAAACAGTTAACTGGAGGAAAGAAAATGGCTATGAAGAAAAAAGGCGGTACTCGTCGTAAGAAAATGATGGGTGGCGGTATGATGAAGAAGAAGGGTTATGCCCGTGGTGGTGCGATGAAGAAAAAAGGTTATGCTCGAGGCGGTGTTAAGCATTATTAATGCCTTATTTGCAAAGCAACATCCCGCATTTTCATTGCTGGGTGCGACGAGAGTTTACGCATAACCACGAGAAATATCATGGAGAGTATCTTCATGCTATGGCGATTGCGGTTAACACAATTCCAGATCGTTGTTTAAGCTTTCAGCTTATTTTTACTGGTTGTGAAAGCGATGGTACGGAAGAGGAAAATGTTCACGGAGGAGCTATGTGGGCTAGAATGCCGATTACAGCCCTTGTAGCAGACACTCCGTTGGAGGAATGGCCAGAAAGAATGGTAACGCACCACGCGCAACCTTGGGATTGCAGTTCCAGAGATCATTCTGTCATACAGTATGATAGAACGAGTTCTAGCCCTTGGATTTGTAAGATTGATGGTGAGTTTTATACAGGTAAATATATGTTTACTGTTGATTATACAGGGTCAGATATAGCGGATGACCCCGCGCAGCACAAACAAAGTCATGTTATTGAGCTTACTGACGCTGGCAAATGGACAGGAAATATTATAGCATTACCAAACAACAGGGTTAGGACAACAAGTCCAGCCTTGTGGGAAACAGGTGAAGGTGCTCCTGACTTTAAACCTAGTCAGTGGACACATAGTGCAGAATCAGATGGAAGCTATATGGACCCATCTGTAACATTTGATAACTTGTATAGTGAGAAACAGTAATGTTTCACGTGAAACAAAATGGCTAGGAAACGCGAAAAGCCCATAAGACGCACCACTAAAGGTAAAGGTGCTAATTATCGTAAGACCAGCAAAGGTGCTGGAATGACGAAAAAGGGTGTTGCCGCGTATCGTAAAGCCAACCCTGGTTCTAAACTTAAAACAGCTGTTACAGGTAAAGTTAAAAAAGGAAGTAAGGCCGCGAAACGTAGAAAGAGTTATTGCGCCAGATCTGCGGGTCAGTTAAAGAGAAGTTCTGCTAAAACCCGGAACGATCCTAATTCGCGTATCAGACAAGCTCGTAGAAGATGGAGGTGTTAATGTCTTTAGTTGAAAACATAAACAAGCGGAAGAAGGCGGGAACATCTCGTCCTAAAAGTAAAAGCACCGTTAGCCCTAAAGCGTATGCAAAAATGAAAGCTGGGTACAGGGATGGCGGTATGATTGATCAAATGTCTGATCAAATGGATATGTCCAGAAAGGAAGCGGGTGGTCTTATGAATAGAGCAAGTATGATGAATGATATGGCTGGCTTTAAAAAAGGCGGTTCAGTTATGGTTATAAGCATAGGGTCAATGAAACCCCTGATGCGGAACAAGGAAGAGCATTCAGAAGATAGTTCTTTGATTAAAAGCACTGAGAACCAGGTTCGTGCTCGTCATTTTAATAATAACGGCGGAAAAGGAACATTCTGATGGCTGAAGAAATTGATGTAATGTTTGGTGAAAGTTCTCCTGTTATAAAACAAGAGAAAGAAGAGCCTTCTGATCAAGAAAAACGTGAATTTATTATGGATGTTCAAAAAGTCGGAATAAACACTGTTGCGGAGATGATGGGCTCTGATTTAAATAAGGCTTACCAAAAAGCTCTTAAAGATGCTGAAGGTAAAAATATGGGGGGTGCTGTTATTGATGACTTAGGCTACGCTCAAGGCGGATTAAGTTTTGATAAACGCGGCCCTATAAGATACGCTAAAGGCGGAGCGGTTAAGGGAAAGAAATTTAGCGGTAGTTATTAATGGCAGACCCAACGACCTTTGCATATTCGTTATTAAAGAGTATACAAGGACGCATAGAATTAACACAGGATGCTATCCTGCACGGTTCCCCGAAAGATATGGAATCGTATAAGCAACTCATTGGAGAGCTTAGTGGGTTAGAATTTGCTGAACGAGAGATTAAGGATCTCTTGCAATCTTCGGAGGAAGAATGACCAAAACCTTATACGTGCCCGACCACGTTGCAGCGTCGAAAAATGCCGCAGTTGCTTCTGCGTATGTAGAGAAAAATCAAAAAATTTTAGACCCTTCTCTTGTAGAGAAAAATCTTAAAGAGCGTCTTCCGCAACCTACGGGTTGGCGTTTGCTGGTTATGCCTTATATGGGTAAAGCAGTAACGGAAGGTGGCGTTCACATCCCGGATGCTGTTGTAGACCGGGAAGCATTGGCTACGGTTGTTGCTTACGTTCTTAAAGTAGGACCGTTGGCTTATAAAGATGAAGCTAAGTTTGGTAAATCTTACAACCCTTGGTGCCAAGAAGGTGATTGGGTTTGCATAGGACGTTATGCTGGTGCTCGATTTAAAATTGATGGTGGCGAAGTTCGTATTATAAATGATGACGAAGTTATTGCGACCATTTTAGAACCTGATGACATAAAGCATGTTTAAATAGAAAGAAGAAGGAAACCATGGAGGAAATGCCATGCCACCTGAATTAGACGAAGCCAACATTGATGTTGGTGATTCCGAAGAAAACGCCACGGAAATAAACTTATCTCCTGAATCTGAGCCTGTTTCAGAACCAGAACCAGAGATAAAAGTTAGTGCTTCTACTGACGAGCTTGAAGAATATAGTTCTAACGTAAAAGGTAGGATCAATGATCTTACTAAACGGTTTAGAGAAGAGGAACGTCAAAAGCAGACAGCTATTGAATTTGCGGAAAGTGTTCGCAAAGAAAATGAAAACTTAAAAACTCGTCTTAATAACCTAGATAAAGGGTATATAGAGCAATTCGAGGGTAGAGTTGATTCTCAACTGGAATCTGCTAAAAAAGCTTTAAAAGAAGCCCATGAAGTAGGCGACGTTGATAAAATTGTAGATGCTCAAGAAGCTTTGTCTCAGCTTTCTTTGGAAAGATCACGAGTTAATGTGGCAAAAGCTCCGCAACCAGAGCCTACTCAAGCTCCTGTCGCTCCTGCAACACCACAGCCCCAACAACCCCAACAGCCCGTTAAAGCTGACCCAAAAGCAGAAGCTTGGGCGCAAAAAAACGAGTGGTTTGGTGAAGATGAGGTTATGACATATGCCGCTTTTGGGGTACATAGACGTTTAATTGAGGATGAAGGCTTTGACCCTACCTCAAATGACTACTACGATGAGCTTGACAAAAGGATGAGAAACGAATTTCCCCAGAAATTTGAATCAAGTCCCAAGTCTAACGGGGGAAGAAAAGTCGCGTCGGCTGAATCTTCCAAATCCCGCAATAGAAGTGGACGAAAAACTGTGCGGCTAACCGCTTCACAAGTTGCTATTGCGAAGAGGCTTAATGTGCCACTTGAAGAATATGCAAAACATGTGAGGAACTAGCTATGGATACTGAGAACACAACTCGCCAAAAGTCTACGAGAACGCCAAGAGCCGATCAAACTCGTGCAAGGCAAGCACGCAGGGAACCTTGGAAGCCACCGTCCATGTTGGACGCACCACCCGCTCCAGAGGGTTACAGACATCGTTGGATACGGGCCGAAGTTATGGGTTTTGATGACCGTAAAAACGTAGCAGCACGATCTCGTGAGGGATGGGAACTGGTACGTGGTGATGAATATCCTGATTTTGATATTCCGACCATCGAGGACGGTAAACATGCTGGTGTTATAGGCGTAGGTGGTCTTTTACTTGCAAGAGTTCCGGTTGAGATTGTGGAGCAACGTAACGATTATTTTCGTAACATGACCCATAATCAAATGGCGGCGGTTGATAACGACTTAGCTCGTGAACAACATCCCGCTATGCCTATCAATAAACCTGATAGGCAATCTCGTGTAACTTTTGGAGGTCCTCAAGGAGAGGACTAGGAGATATAAATGGCTAATTCTAATGGAAGCTTTGGCCTTCGTCCCTTGAGTAAACAGGGCGGAGCCGCTAATTCCACTGGTATGACCCAGTACTCTGCTTATGAAATTGCAAATGGCAATACTAACAAGTTGTATCACGGTGAGCCTGTGATACCTCTTGCCACTGGCTATATTGACGCTCCTGGAGCGGCTGCTGGTGGAACTGTTGGTTTGCTTGGCGTGTTTCAGGGGTGTGAGTATGTGTCGAGTACCACTGGAAAAACTGTTTGGAGTAACTACTGGCCCGGTTCTGGGGCAGATTCCAACCACCCGGTAAAAGCATATGTCAACGATGATCCAATGCAGCTTTATGTAATTGCAACGGATGCTTCGTGGACAAGTAAAGCTACGGCTCGTGCCGCAGTTTTTGCTAATGCTAACTTCTCAACTGCTATTACAGGAACAGACGCTACTGGTGTTTCGTTAGGTCGCCTTGCGATCAGCACGATTGCTACCACGGCTGCTCTGCAAATGCGTATAGTAGGTTGGGTCGATGATCCAGAAAATGCTGATTTTTCAGCGGCTGGTATCGGGGCAATTGTACGGTTGAATAACCACTTCAATAGCAACAATGGTGCTATTGCGGCTGGTACTCCTTCAACCACTGGCGTATAGGAGGATTGAAGAATGGCTATTAGTAGAGCCCAACTAGCAAAAGAGCTAGAACCTGGCCTCAATGCCCTTTTCGGTCTTGAGTATGCCAGATACGACGACGAAGCATCAGAGATTTATGACACTGAATCTTCAGAGCGTGCCTTTGAAGAAGAAGTAATGCTCTCTGGTTTTGGTTCAGCCCCAGTGAAAGCTGAAGGTTCAGCCGTTTCGTTTGACGACGCCCAAGAAGCGTACACCGCAAGGTATACGCATGAGACTATCGCTCTTGCTTTCTCCATTACGGAAGAAGCAATTGAAGATAATCTCTATGACCGTCTAGCTTCGCGCTATACGAAAGCTTTGGCACGTAGCATGGCCAACACCAAACAGGTGAAGGGTGCGGCTACGTTGAATAATGCTTTTGATAGCACGTTTACTGGCGGTGACGGCAAAGAGCTTTGTGCAACGGATCACCCTCTTACGAATAATAATGATCTTCGTAACGAGCCAAGCACAGCAGCTGACCTGAACGAAACCAGCCTTGAAAATGCACTTATCGACATTGCTGCCTTTGTTGATGAGCGTGGACTCAAGGTATCGGTTCGTGGCGAAAAGTTGATTGTACCACCTGCCCTGCAATTTGTTGCAGACAGACTACTTGAATCAACCCTTCGTCCGGGAACTGCCGACAACGACGTTAACGCCACGCGGAACATGGGTATGCTCCCGCAGGGTTATGTCGTTAACCACTATCTTACAGACACCGATGCATTCTTTATTAAAACGGATGCTCCTCGCGGCTTCGTTCATTTTGAGCGCATGGCCATGTCTACGAAGATGGAAGGTGATTTTGATACAGGCAATGTACGGTTCAAAGCCCGTGAGCGTTATAGCTACGGTTACTCTGATCCACGTTGTGTGTTCGGTTCACCTGGTGCGTAAAGCGTAAGGGGGGAGGGCAACCTCTCCCCACTCTTTTTCTGGGATAAATAGCTCTAGCGACTGCCCCAGCAGACTCTTACAAGACGCTAGAACGAAACCTTTGTAAGGAGGAAAGCCAAATGGCTAATACAACCTTTAATGGTCCAGTTAGATCTGAAAATGGTTTTGAACAGATCTCAGTTGACTCTACAACTGGTGCCGTCACAACTAATCTTGATGTAGATACAAGCGGTAATATAACCACCACTGGTTACGTTTCTGCGTATGACAATGTTACTGATATAACGGCTGCTACCTACAGCGTTGAATCAACTCAATCCGGCGCAGTTTTCACTCTTAACCGTGCAGCGGGTATTGTTGTTACGCTACCAACAGCGGCAGCGGGTCTTCACTACACCTTTATTGTAGGAACCACTTTTACTGGAGCCGGACAGATTAATACGGATAATGCCAGTGATCTTTTTTCTGGTTTTGCACAGCTTTTTGATCCAGCAACGGCTGGAGACACCAACACTTTTATTCCTGATGCAAGTGACGATGACACCATTGATCTTGGTTCAGCGGCACAGGGCTGGTTGGTTGGCGGAATTATCCGTTTAAAGGCTACCACGGCTGCTGTATGGCATTGTGAAGCCTTCCTCCACGGTGATGGCACTTTAGCCACCCCGTTTGAATAAGTAATATTGGGGGGATTATTCCCCCCAACCTTTTAAAGGAGGGTTAAATGGCGGATGCTGTAACTGCTACCACAGTAGAAGATGGTCCTAAAAAGGCTGTTTTTTATTGTACAAACACCAGCGACGGAACTGGCGAATCTGCTGTTACAAAAGTAGATGTGTCGGCACTTTCGTCTTTGCAGGACGGAACAGCCTGTACTGGAGTTCGGATTCAAAAAATTGTGTTTACTAATGTTGGCATGGGCGTCAAAATTCTCTGGAACGCTTCTACCAATGTTATTGCGGCTCAACTTCCCGCAGATTATTCTGATACTTTAGAATATTCTGATATTAGTGGTCTTCCAAATGTTGCGGCTTCCGGCGGCAAGACGGGTGACATAAAGTTTACAACCGTGGGACACAGCAGTGGAGATACTTATTCGATAGTTCTTTATTGCCTGAAGCAGTACTGATCATGGCTGATGATCTTCAAAGAAAGAACGAACTTGATCTAGTAAAGATTCAAGGGGAAATACGGCTTCTTTCTGAGAGGATTGACGTTATAAAAAACAACGACTTGCATCATGTGCAAAAATCTTTAGATTTTATAACTAAGATTTTATGGGGTGTAGGTGTATTAGTAATAGGACAGGTGGCCGTCGCTATAAGATTGTCCATCTCTGGATAGGAATTAGACATGGCAACTTCTGGATCGGTTGATTTTAATCTTAATATGGCCGAAATAGCGGAGGAGGCCTTTGAGAGATGTGGCCTCGAGCTTAGAACAGGTTATGATTCTAAGACGGCCCGTAGGTCTTTAAATCTTCTGTTTGCTGATTGGATCAACAGAGGCCTTAATTTATGGACTGTAGATGAGGTTACACAGACTGTAGCCAATCTTTCATCAACATCTGCTGTTACGTCTTACCCCGTAGGAACCATAACGGCTACGGTAGGAGCCTCTACAAATCTTAGTGTTGGAGAGACTATTACCGGGGGAACCAGTGGTGTAACGGCTTCTGTTATTACAAAGCCAAGCTCAACTACCATAACGGTAACGGTTCCATCTGGAGATTTTACAGCTGGGGAAACCATTACGGGTAGCTCAAGCAGCGCAAGCACGACAATATCTTCAAACCCTACTTTGTTTGATGTTCAAGCTTCTGGAGATATTCTTGAGGCGGTTTTACGTCGAGATAGCGAAGATGTGGCTATAACCAGAATTAGTCGGCAAGAGTACCTTAGTGTTCCCAAGAAAACCACACAAGGACGACCAACTCAGTTTTATGTTGACCGTCAAATAACGCCTACGATAACTATTTGGCCAGCCCCAGAAAACTCCACAGATCAATTAGTTTATTATAGGGTGAAGAAGCTTCAAGATGCGGATGCTTCTGTAAACACTCCTGACATACCGTATAGGTTTTTACCTTGTATTGTTGCTGGATTGGCTTACCAAATTGCTCTGAAAAGATCTCCTGACCGCATACAAATTTTAAAAACAATATACGAAGAAGAGTTTTTTAGAGCCTCTTCAGAAGATATAGAGCACGGCGTTCCTTTGCGGTTGGTTCCAACATACCAATCTATGAGGGTGTAACATGCCAAGATATGCTTCTGGAAAACACTCTTTAGGAATATCAGACAGATCTGGCAGAGCTTATCCTCTTCACGAAATGGTTTTGGAATGGAATGGCTTACTTGTAGGAAGAGACGAGTTTGAAGCAAAACAGCCGCAACTAGATCCAAAGCATCATCGAGCCGACCCTCAAGCTTTAAGGATTAGTCGTCCCGCCAGAGTAGAACCAGAAGTTACGGTTCTTCTTCCTTTTAATGGGTTTAAGTCTGGAAGTTCCGGGACATCTGTTATTACAGTTAATGAGCCAGGGCATGGACGAAGCACTGGAGATACCGTTAGGTTTAGAGATGTTGAAGCGTTTGATGGTTTTACATCATCTGTTGTTGAAAATTCAAGCGGATATTCTATAACAAAAGTAACAGATAACACCTTTACTTT